GGTTGCTTTGTTTGATTGCACTACAACAACGGATTTTTTACCATATTCCATGTATTCCAAAAGCTTAAACGAGACATGTTTATCCCCTTCCTCCCCCGCTTTTTCGGTTATGGTCAGTTCTTCTATCAAGACAAGGGTATTTATATCGTCACCAATGCCATTGCTAGCGATAAACCTCACTGGGGCTTTCTCGTTTCTCCACTGCTCAAAAAGCCGCAAATAAAAGTCTGGATCCCGGAAGCCTCCGGCAGTCTCAACATAATGCAAGGGCCGATGAGGGAATTCTGCTTCAAAACTATACTCCTTCAACTCCATGTGGGCGGGGATGGCAATTTGGCCAAGTTTCAATATTTCGTATTTCTGGTTCGCTTGGACGCTGGTTGTTTCTATCTGTTCGGGATTGACCGGAAGCCTATATGTGACCCCGTCCTTGTCGAAAAATACTGCGTAACTCATGCATATACCCCCTCTGCGGCCATAGCGATTTCTTCCTGGAGTATCTTTCTTATACGGCCAGCCACCTTATCAGCGTCAGCTGTTTCATGTACATCTCCAAATTGTACTGTTATATTAGGCGCCAGGGTAGCAGTGGTAAATTTGTTGATGTAATCTCTTTCAGCGATGTCACGCAGGTATTTAAGGTCCTCGTCTGACATCTCAACTTCAAGTTTTCCGTTTTTACCGGTGCCCTTAATGGTTCCGGGATCGAACGGCGAGAATTCCGGCAGATGCGACACTGCCGCTTTTTCCGCATTAGCTTTGGCTTCTGCCTGAGCTTCAGATATTTTCAACTGCCTTTCAGCTGCAGAAGATATAGCATCAGCTTTCATTTGATCCAGTTTTCGGTCTCTCTCGGCCATGCCAGCTTCAATATCTGCTATATACTTTTCCAAGCCTTGCTGCCTAGCCTGTTTAGCGGCTTCATTTTCAAGCTGGGCCGTAGTGCCGAAGGTTACTTCCTGGATAAGGTCAATACTGACACCAGGGATTTTATTCAGCGCGGATATGAACCCGTTTATAATGCTGATTGCTCCATTAACCATATTTTGAAGGATCATCAGGACTTTTGCTTTCATGTCGCCCATGAAGTTAGCAATATTCACGCCAGCGGTCATAAAGGCAATCTGTAGCTTATTAAACAGATCCATTACCCAGTACACGCCGGTCATAAAACCGATTTTAACCCAATCCCAAGCAGTCAGAATTGCGTTCATGGCAATCATCCAGGCTATTTTTATACCACCTACTGATTGTATCCATTTGTAGATAACCCCGATAAGAACACCTATACCGACAGCAATCCACATATATGGACTCTTTAATAATCCAATAATTAATTTTCTATTAGCAGCATCAGCAAGCCATTTACTAATCGCTAAAATTTTCATAGCTGAAGCATAAAATAATGCGCCAGCTGCTACTCCATAAAATATAGGCTCAAGTGTTTTCCAATTATCTCCTATCCATTGTGCTCCTTTTGCTATAGTTTGTATAAGCGGCAGGAATGTTTTTAACAAACTATTCTGTATGATGGTCCAGGCTTGCCCGAATGTCATCGGCATATTCCTGAATTGCTCATCAACTTTACCGGCCGCATCTAACAATGCATTTTTCACAATATCAGCAGTAATTTGACCCTCCGCTGCCAAATTCCTTATTTGTCCAATGGGAACTTTCATGTAGTCCGCAATAGCCTGAATGATATTGGGTGCTGCTTTAAATACTGAATTCAATTCTTCGCCGCGGAGCACACCGGAACCCAAAGCCTGTGTGAGCTGCTGGCTGGCGGATCTCATTTCCTCTTGGCTTGCACCAGCTATTACAAACATCTTGTTGAGAGTTTCAGCGAATGCTATCATTTCCTGATTAGAATTATTGAAAGCGTCCCCAGCCCTCAGTCCTAACTTAGCCACAACATCAGCCATGCTTGCATAAGATGCTCTGGAACGATTAGCTGATGCCATTATCATGTCTTGTAATTCTGCAGTAGTTTGCAAGCCATCATTAATAAGATTAAGCCTGGCAGTAGTTTGGGTTATTTCATCAGCCAAATCTATAGTTTTCTTTACTGTTGAAATTCCTAAAAAACCTTTAACAAGCCTTTCGATCCCGGAACTTGCGCTCTTTGATGTTTTGTCTACATCTTTCAATTTCTCATTAAATTTATCTGTAGCCTTACTAATTTTCTCGATTTTATTCGTTGCACTATCAGTGCTGCTTATGAATTTTTGTATCGTTTTCGTATATCCATCGGTTAGCTTAAATATTGCTTTGAGGCTTGCCACTATCTTCGCCTCCTTCCCCGGCCAGTTTTGAGCCTGTTAGCTTCTCTCTTCTCCTGCTCAATTCGTATTTGTATACTTGCATAAATAAATGCCTTCTCCCTATCGCTCATTTCTGCCAAGGTAGAAGGCAAAATATGAAGCTTTTGCAGGGCGAAGTGAGCCAGATTAAACTCCGGATCGCCCTGCTTTATCCGTTTTTTGCGTCTTCAATGAGATCGTTTATATCTTCGTCCAATCCAGACAGCTCAGTAACCGCCTGTGAAAGCGTTGCGTATTCACCGATGTGAGCATCGCATTCAGGAGCTCAACTTCCCCAAGCACTCCATATGCTTTTTGCAGTTCTGCGTTTTTCAGATCAGGATACACCACAGCCGCCGCAACCAGGGCATGTGAATATGCTGTTCTATCCAACACTTCCTGGCCGGTTCTCTTGTCCTTTTTGGTGTGCTTTCTGAGTAACTGCTCGTTTTCTTTCTCGGAAATAGGCTTGATTACAAAAGGTACGGGCTTCCCGTCTTCCTGGAATCTGTTAGATACGATTACCTCTTTATTCTCCACCTTAATTGGGTTTAAGAACGCTTTCAATGAACTCATATTATCTCTCCTTTTCTATTTTTGGTATAAGAAAAGGCACATGCTTTAGCAAGTGCCTTAAACACGTATGTTATTGATATTATTTAATATATTCCACTCCATCAAATATTAAAGATGTGATTGTGTCTCCACTTGGAGTATATGTTATTTGGAACTGACTTCTCAAAAAAGCTCCAAAACTATTTTGTGCATCTACATAACTTTGAACTACAATTTTTTCCCTGTCCTTTGCAATATACCATTCTGTAATATTTGGAAACTTAGCAGTAGAAGGAGCTTTAAGTATCGCTTTTATCGCGTTTTGGGAGTGTATCTGAATATCTGTTTTTTCTGAAATAGACATTGCCATACGAGGCAATTCTCCAAAATATGTTTTATCATATCTTACTTTAACAATGTCAATTTTTTTCTCTTTTGGATCCAATATAGGAATCCAAAATTCATCAATTTTATCTGTTACGCTTTCATATCTTAATGCCACCCCAGTATCTGCCACTTTTAAAATAGTATTTGCTGGCATTATGCCGAACATTGAAAAAATTGATGCTTCATCTTTGTATTTCATGATATTGTTCTCACTGCTATAAATATTAAATGCAACTACTTTATCATCAATAATCAAAAATTCATAATCTCCGTTGTTGTACTCATATGTAATTGTAGGATAAGTCTTGCCATTATCGCTCTTAAAGTTCCATTTCTCTTTAGAATCTGGCTCACCCATAATCTCGATTAACTGTTCTGGAGATACTCTTGAAAATTGATTAACGTCAATTAAAACTGGAGCTTTTTCATTTTTTCCTTCCTCTTCTATAGTTTGTTGACTCGAGTCATTGCTTAAATTGCCTACAATAACTCCTAATAGTCCTACAACTAATACTGCTAAAATAACAAATAGACATCCCTTTTTCATGGCTACCCCCACCCTTTAATAAAAAATTACTATCATTATTATATCTAAGAGTGGGGGTAATTTCAATAATTCACCTATAATTCTCCGGCAGCTTAAAGCTCTCAAGGTTCTCAATATCATCAAAAGTAAAGTCAGTATCGAATGTGATTGGATCATCCGATTGATCATCAATTATGGATACAGGAATAGAAGCAGGAATAACGTTTAATAGTACTACTTCTTGTTTGCCGATGGTGCTTGCCGGATCTTCGTTCTTCACCTGCAATTTGAAGCCTCTGAATTGACCAGAGCGTATATAGTCAATTGCCTGTTTCAACATTTCGCTGTTCATGAAATACATTGTCATTGAGCCTGTCCCTGTTGCACCAACTACTTTGTGCTGAGTCATTCGATGCCCTAACATTCTGCGCTCTTGAATAATCAGGTCGATCTGGGCAGTCAAAGAAGATATTTCAAAAAGTTCCCGGTTTTGCCCGTTGATGGTGATATAGGCTTTACCCTCATGAGAGGAGATAGTGTCAGAAAGTCTTGTATAATTCATGGCTTACCCTCCCTTACGACAGGTTCACTGTGATGTAGATTTTTTCTACCGAATCAACCGGCTGGATATAGCAATCAATCACCACCGCGTCAATGTCCGTGCCCGGGGAAACGGTCACATCTTCGGGCTGGAAGTTTTGAATTGCATTGAGCCGCTGCAGTTCATTGAAATACTCAATCAGAGTTGCTCGCAGCAGTGACCGCCCATCTGGGTTATTGTCAATCTTGCCCACGAAATTGCTTTCAAAAATCGTGGTGATGTCATTATTAATCCCGTCTATTACCCGGATTACCCTGTTTTTTGTGAAAGCCTTGCCTTTGTCCGGAGAAATAGATGTAAGAGAGTTAATATCATATACGGCAGTAACATTCTGTGCTGAATCAACTTTAAAGATAAATTCCCCGTTTTCGACGGCAGTTTCCATCTCAGTTTTGGTCATCCTGGGTATTACATCAACAGCGCCAATATATTTCCTGCCAGTGTTGCTCTGGTTAATGAAAGCTCCGGCAGTCACACCTGCCACCCATGCGGTTGTTTGTGCAGGAGTCAATTCTGTTCCGGCTGCCAGTTTTACGCCCTGCGTAACATTGATAATTGCCTCACTATCCGCTTTATGGTTGGCCAGCACTGCCTGGATTTTTACCCCTTCATCATCGCGCATAGCCTCAACCCAAGTCTGGATAGCAGATTTTATTGCGGCAGAGCCTTCGTCATCATACGGATAGCAAATCACATTGAAGTTTTCTGTTTGTAATTTTTCTAGTGCTTCCTGTACATCATCTGCTATATGGTTTTGGCCTAAATTGTAAACTAATACTGTCTGAGCGCCTTTTAGAGCCTCATTTGCCAGTAGCTTGTCTTCTGCGGTTACACCCTCTGGCCACTGGCTCTGATCCAGTGCCGTTATACGATACATTTCCCCCTTGGTGCCCTTGCTAACCTCCTGGAGTAATGCAACAACACCCCTATCACCTATAGTAATAGATAACGGGGCATTGGTCAGGAAGTTAATATACGCACCGGGAAGGATTTTGTTTTGCCTATCCCAAGTTCCGCTCATATTATCACTCCTTCATATGTTCGTTTGTCGATTGACTTTGCATTTTAACAAAGCGCTCTATTTTAATCTCCGAATACCTCACATCAAAAGTAATATGCAGCACATTATCAACAATAGTCGCCTGCAGGTTTTGTGCTCGGAATGTTCCCACCAAGTCAAAGGCCCGCAGCAGGTTTACCTGTACCGCTTGACAGTCGGATTTGACCTCGTTTTTTCCTTTGTCGCTGAAGTAAGCCAGGTCAAGGGAAACAGTGCCGGTGAATTTGTTGTCCAGCCTCTTACCATAGTTTTGTTCAATGAGGGTGAGCAGAAAAGACGGCTTTTTGAAGTTTTGGGGGATGTCGTCTGCGTATACTGTGGCTGACGGATATAGCCCAAGGATCTTCTGTGCAATAGCCTGCTTAATTTCACTTATCATGCTTCCGGTTCACCCTCTCCACTTCTTTTCTAAATTCTTCAACAAGCTGCTTTTCAACTTTGCTAACGGCTTTTTCCAGTATAAACTTGCCTGGCACCCAGCCAACCGTTTCCCCGCTGCGGTTCACAATTCTGTGACCGTAGTTCACAAAGGAACTGTAATCTGCAGAATTAATCAATTCCTTTTCAACACCTTGCGATGTTTTCTTCGTAGGCATTACTTGCCAGCTTCGCCGCATAAATCCTGTAACTACCGGCGTATTTCTTTTTGCATCAGCAAGCCCCACACTTACGGCTTTACTAAGCACCCTTTTGTCAATCTCTGAAATATCATCAAGCATTGTTTGAAGCTCTTTTCGGAACTTGTCAATAAACGCTTTGTTCCTCCGGTAGTTGCTGCTCATGCCGTATCCACCCGTTTCACGGAGAATTCCTGATGAGTGCTATACGGGAAGCCTTCGCCTACGGTCAGTGTCACCTGCTTGCCATTCCGCTGGGTAACAACCACCTCATCACCTTCCCGAAGGTCCACATCTGGGCCACAAAACAAGGTATGAGAGGTTACAAGCGTAGGCACACTGCCCTCTCCAGTATCCACCAGACGGCCTTTGCTGTAGTGGCATTTGATATTTTCGTAGATCTTCTCTTTTTTCTGTTTTGTGAACCCGCCCTCTACAACCTCAACCCAACGGTATATATCCATGCGATCTTTCCATAATCTTTGAAGCGCATTCATCTCCGCAACCTCCGGAATCGCATCAAGGCCTGCTTGTCTTTTTCAGACAGGCCGTAGATAGTTTCTCTGGAAACCTCGTCAGTGTTGTAAGTTATAGAGGTATCACCCTCTTTTATCGAGGTCACGTCAAATACTGAACTACCTCCGGTCTCAGCCTCATAGTCAATAATAGCTTTGACCTTACGGCGGATAAATGGTTCCAATTCTGCAGGCGGTTCTTTGAGGTTGCAGTAGTTCAGACACTCCCGGATAATGTCAGTAATAATAAGGTCCCTGCTGCCATCATGTATCTTTAGGTTTTCCTTTACCCTTGCAAGCATTTCTTCAATGGACATATACTCACCCCTTTTAAGGTAGAAAAGAGGGAGAAGGCCGCTATTTAGCAGCCTTCTCTTCATTCTCATTCTGCAGATCCTTCTCTTCCTCCAGGCTCCTTTCTTCTTGATGCGGTTTTTCTTCTTTCTTCTTTTGTGGCTTCTTTTGTGACTTTTTGCTCTTTCACTTCCGTAAAACCTTTAGCCAGAAGCTTATTTCTCTCGTGCTCCGTTGCCACAACCTTGACCACATTCAACCTTTCGAGTTTATACATCCAGCATTACCTCTTATTCCAAGGCTTCCTTGATATTCACCCTGATGGCTACCAGCTGGTTCTCCTTAATCCAGAGGTCATGGTATTTCCTGTAGTCAATCTTCCAGGCATCGGCCTGCTGATTGGTGTCAGGCTCAAAGATACGGATATTGTCGGTCTTAGATACGGCTATGGGTGCAGTTCTGGGAGTGATGATCCAGTTGATGTTCTTAGCATCTGCTTCCGGCGTAAATCCACCCTTTTCCTGTCCCGAGGTTTTACCGTCCAGGAACTGATATTTTGTTTTCATCCTGGCAGAGGGAACCGGGATAATGGGATTGTCATCAATTCCCCGAACTTTTGTTTTTACTTCTCCTCTGGAAAAATCAATTACCGACAGAAATTTCATGATCTCTGTGGAATTGCTGATAATAGCCCATACCGGCATGCTCACGGTGATTACCAAGGGGATTTCGCCGGCTACATCATAGATGTCGTGTATGTCCTTTTTGATTTCAGACAGTATCGTTTCAGCATCCGGATCATATCCGCCCCTGGCTGAACCCGCTGCAATGGCCTGTGCCGAAATGCTGGAGTACCTGTAGGCATCAATTTCAGGGACAACCTGAGTCCTCTGGAATTCTCCCATGACATTGGCAGCCGTAGCAACGAAGTTTGATTCATCAACATCCATGCGATCCAGCATGAAAGTCCTGCCCCTGTCCTGAGTAAGGGTTTTAGTCTCGTACTCCAGGGTGACGGCCCCTTCCACAAAGCCTTTGGCCCTGTCATAATCTCCGAGTCCATCCATATCAATCTTAGGGATCTTGACCTCGTTGCCACCATTATACTTTACAAGCCCGGCATTGGCTTCCATCCATCCGGATGTAGCCTGTGCTACTACCTGTTTGTCAAGCTCCTGCTGAAAGATTTTTGCGTATTCAATTACATTAGGCATGTTCTAACTCTCTCCTTCCTTAAAATCCAAGATTTTGTCTAATGGTTTCCGCTATTTGCTGCACCTTTCCATCGGAGGAACTATCTCCGGCATTGTTCGGAGTCTGTCCGCTCAAAGGTTGCTCGAAGAGGTCTTTGTAGCCTTCCTTCAGAGCCTCGATTTGCTCTTTCAAGCCTTCAATGGTGCCATCTTCTTTAATGGTGAGCTTATCCCTGTCGAACTTACCAAGCAGGAGATCCTCGTACTTGGCCTTATGTTCTTTCAGGGTCAGCCTGATAGCATTGTCAAGGGTTATGTTTTTGATTTTTGCTTCGTAGTCGGCTGCAGCTTTTTTGTTGGATTCCTGCAGGTCCTTTATGGTCTTTTCGAGTTCCTCGTTGCCCTTGACCTTCTCCTGCAGATCCTTAAGCTGCTTGTCCCGGTCCTTCAACTGATTCTCCAAGTCCTTTTTAGCGTCATTAACCTCATCAAAGCGAGCTTTGGGGATATACCCCTTCAGTTCTTCCTTATGAACAGACAAAACCTTGTCAGCCTGTCCTTCTGTGAGTCCCATTTCAAGCAGCTGTTCCTTCGTCATATCCATTCTCCTTTCATCTTCGCTTTTTCCCCGGTCGCGTCCGGTGATGTCTTTGCAGTTAACGCCCGAAATACCAAAGAGGCGGGAAATATAAAAAAGACCGGTTAAGCCTTTTCGGCAGAAACCAGCTTGTTATATTCCTCTACCCACCAAACTGGTATTTGATTACCTGCTTGGATATATCGATTTATAGCTTCAACGATTTCATGAACTCGCTTCTCTTTCCATATCCTTTCAGGCATTAAACCGATCGGCGGCTTTCGCATTAAAGAGCACCTCCTCCTGGCCATAATAAAAGCACCTGGCTTCCCAGATGCTCGTTTGTGGGTATAAAAATACCGCCTACTACCGTTATTCGTGATAGGCGGTATTATTTCATCTGATTATATTTGCAATTGTCACATATTTCTCTCGCTTCTTCTCGATTTATCTTATCTTCAAGAATTTCTGGCTTGATTAATCCATACACCACGTTATTAATTTCATAACAATAAGCATCATCAATAATTCTGTTAAGCAATGGACACATATACTCACTTTCCATGTTTCTTTAACACCTCCATTATGGCCTTCGCTCCCTCATCGTGCGACGAGGCAGGAAAAGCGGTAATCAACATCTTTTCATTAACTATTATCCCTGCTGCTCCTTTTTCGCTATAATATACATTTCTTCTGTCGTTGTCCTGTTTAAACATTACCTTAGCATCTTTTATAAAACCTTTAATGTCCTGATCCTTAAGATTCCTTTCAGCCATTCTTTTAAGTGCATGTTTGTGCATTTTTTCGTAATCAATAGGGATTGGCTTTACTGCAACTCCGATTTTTTCTGCAACAACACCTTTGGAGATTAATTCCTGAATATCTTTATTAATCTTGAAATATTCCTGGTTGCTTTCAGGATATTTCTTTTTATATCTATAATAGGCTTGGGTCTCTTCCCACTTTTCAGTATTATTATACTTCAAATTTTGGAAATCATCAATAGAGCTTACACCCAGATCCTTGCCCAAAACCTTTTTGTATCTCTCGTACTGCTTCCTGTCAGCATACCTGTTCTTCCACTTCTTTTCCGTAAGGATAGCTTCCGGATTGTTTTTAATGTATTTGTCATACCATTCTTCATATGTTATATTTGCAGGAACTTCATAACTCTTGCCTGACTTAGGATCCCTTGCAACCCTGGTACCTTCATTCTCAACATCTTCATAATACGGTACCGTTGTGGTTCTGCAGAACGGATGGAAAGGCGGGTAGTTCACCCCTACTGTTGCCTTGTCTACATCATATACCTTCCCATCCTGCTCCCGGCATATATCCGATGTCTTCATGTCCAGGGTGGCCAGGATCTGATACTTCTCCACACCGTCCTCCTTATATGCCGCCAGGCTTCCCTGCTCAATAATAAAGCTGCTCTCTGTATGAAGCAACCTGTAGGCTTCAAACTCTTTGGTCTTGAACCTCTTTGCAAAGTCCTCGGCTAGTGTCTGCGGGTTCTTGCCCTGCACCAGCATGGTGGTAATGTCTTCGGCCAATACCTGCAGCATGTGGTCCTTCTGCTTCCAGATCCGGCTGGAGAAGTCCGCGCCATTGAACGGATACCTGATCAGCTCATCAATCGTCCGCGGGTTCACCTGTGCGAACTCCTGGTGGAAGCCGTAATACCGGTCTATGTTGAACCAGGTTCGATAATAGCTGTCAGAGTAAACTTCCTTCAGGAGTTCCTCACCTTTCATCTCGTACTCAATAGCATACAGCTGCTGGAGTATTGCATCAATTTGCTTTTCAAGAGCCTGGTAACGGGTAATCCTGGCCTTTATGGACATATTACTGAGCTCCAGGTTGTACTCACCCATATGCTCAAATACCTTATCAATAAAGGCTTTCAAGTCTCCTATTTCTGTCTTGTCAAGCAGCTTTTGAGCTTCAGCAAAGGAAACCTTGTTCTCTTTTGCATAACGCATATAAAAATCATTTATGACGCTTTGGATTTCCTTTTTCGCCTGCTCAAACGCTTTCTGCAGTTCATTATAATATTCATTTACTTTTTTCTCTCCGGCTAAATAGGTTCTTTTCTGCCTTTTCTCCCAGTACGATTTAGACATCATTCATCACTCTCTTTGTCTGCAAACATGGGAGGCTCATCAGACTTTCTCTCTTTCTCTATCTGCTCCAGTTCTTGCTCCACATCATTGATCCACGGATGGTTTGCGATCAGGGTCTTGTCGCTTATGATGCCTTTACTGTTCTGGATGTTGATAATGGTTTCAGACTCATTGATCTGGACATCCCGGTTAAATATAAGATCCACATGCTCATTCTCGTAATTACCTTGCCCATTCTCAGCAAGGTACACATTGACAAAATACAAGAGCTGGTTAAAAGCCTGCCGGAATTCTACTTCCAAGTGGTTGCACTTGAGATCCAGTCCGGCGTAAAGAAATTTCAAGGATATACCGCTGGGTGAATGCCCAAATTTATCGAGATCTTTTGGTACACCCTGCCCGAACTCGTTGATATCTCGTTTTAACTGTTCAAAATGTTCCTTCGCCGCGGCAATATCTATTTTCGGCGTGAGAGTGTCTACACCACCGTGCTCTGGATCGTCAATCTTGATCGCGCGGTAGTAGTTGAGATCCCGCATGAACTCGGCCAGGTTTTCCCCGCCGTATCCCTTCAGAACATAAATAAGATTCTTGGTTTCCTCTATGAAGTTATCAATTTCGCTCCTGGATTTGTCGTAGCTGTCTACCAGGGACTTAATGAATCTCACGTCCGGGTATTCTATGTGATTGTTCTTCCAGGCTACAAAAGGCACCTTCCCCCAGCCTCGGCCTTCTTCGCCTTTTTTGTAATGAAGAATGGGTCCGCCTTCATGCTGCTCAATGTCCGGGATAAGGCGGTCATCATCAAGGATGTAAAAGTAAACTTCAGTAGGAGTGCAATACTCCACCCGGGTAACTTGTTTCTTTTCCTTACCCTCATAAACCGTTTGTACATAAAACCTAATCATCCCGTCTAATTCGGTATGAGTATTATCTTTCCATAAAGGCACACATTGCTCACTAGGTATTAACATAGTTCCAAACTTACCCTGCTCGTTTATGTAAACCTGTAGCCACGCTATACCCTTGTTTGAAGCCTCGTAACCCAGCCTTGTAAGGGTGTATTGAAAATACTCTCCTAGTACCTCTTTGACCTTTTGAATATACTGCTCATTGTCACATTTCAAGGCATAATCTTTAGTAAGCAGATATCCGATTTTTTCATCCACCAGGTTTTTGACAAAGCCATGGGTAAGCTTGTTATTGGCCTTTGACTTATCCTCAATCTCACCGTCATCAGTTTTTCGGGTGATTCTCCGGTTATAAATATCATTCTCGCATCGATAATATCTATCGCCAATAACCATCCAAGCTCTTTTATCGCTGGCGTTAAATTCTTTTATTTCTTCATAGAGAATTTCTTCCGTGGTCATGATGTTGATATCATTGCGGATTAAGTTCTTAAGAAAATTCAACAAGCTCTCACCTTCTTTACTTCAGGATCTTCAATCCTCCTGTGCTCATATCATCTTCAAGGGCATAACGGGTCGCGTCAATACTGTGGTTTTCCTTCTCCGGGAACTGACTTTTTACTATGCCGTTACGGTCAGTTTCCAGTGAATAGTTTATAAATTCTTTTGCTGCTAAGGGACAGCGTTCCGGGTCAATAATTATTTTTTCGAGGTCTTGTAAAAATTTAATTCCGAATTCAACGGAGCCAGGGCCCTTCTTAGCTCCTTTTATTTTCATTCCCCAAGATTTCAGTTCAGCAATACTTTTCGGCTCCGCGCTATCCGCAATGGTCATCACATCATTGTATCGCTGCGCTTTCTCCCAGAACTGCCTGTTAAATAGGTTTAGTCCGCTAATCTCAGTAAAGATGTAAAGCCGACGGCGTGTTCTGTCGTAGTGCATCCGCTCAAAAGCCAGCGGATCCACAGCATATCCGAAGTCAAGGCCCTGTCGGATACGATCGAATGTAGCTATTTCTTCATCAGAAATAGTCCTGAGCTCGATGTTGGTAAACACCTCAAGGCCGGTCCCGACTTCTTCACCCAGGTACTCATGCCGGTATGCCATTTCATTGGTCTTTTTGAGATGTTCTGCATCAGCAAGGAACCTTTCACCCAGCCATTCAGGCGGTACATCCAGGTATGTTGAATGATGCACCCGGCGGCCCAGTTTCGGTATCTTTACTTCCCGGTTCACCCAGAAGCGCCCGGACTTTGGTGGGTTGTACGAGAAAAAAACAACACGCTTCTTATTTCCTTCGCCCCGGAATAATGACTGAAGGATATTCCGGATTTCGTCCATGCTAGCAAACTGGTCCACTTCTTCAAACCAGGCATATTTTACATATCCTCTGCCCAGATTGATTGACTTGAGTTTCCTGGGATTGTCTGCAGCCCTGAATACAATCCTTTGCCCAGTTGGTATATAAATAATCTGCATCGGAGACACTTGAAACTTAAAAAGATGGGCTATACCCATCTTTGAAGCAGTCCACTCAAACTGGCCAAAAACAGTGTCCCTAAGCTCGTTCTGGTACCGGCGGAAGACAAAGGCGTTTGCGGCCGGGTCCTTTATGATACCCAGCAATATTTCAATGCTGATAAATGTTGACTTTGTGCTGCCACGGCCACCTTTAAGCCAGTATTCATCATGTAACTCCGCCTTGAGTTCTCTATGAAGCTCGTAAAAAGACGGTGCGATAAGTTCTGATAATCTAATCTTCGTCATTGATATCATCTACTATCTTGACGGCCATTTCGGCGTTGACGTTAAGCTTATCAGTGAACATGCCCAAGTGCTTGCCCAGAAGCTCTAGGGCTTTTATTTTGTCGTATGTCTTGACCTCTCGTTCCACAATCTCTCCAGATTCCGTGGGAATAGTCTTAACCTTTACGCTGGCAATAGCAGCTGTATCTTCACGGTTGGCATCACCCCGAATAGTTGCTTCGTCCATATTGATTACATCCGTTGCATTAACAAATGCAATCTTGGCCAGCTCCTGAAGCACTCTATCCTGGCTTATACCAGTCCGACGAGAGCGCTCAGCCATGGCTTTAGATATGGCATGAGATACTGTAGTTTTCTGTAGTAGTTGATACCCAATCTCAGATGCCCTTTTCACGCTATAACCAGCTCTAATGGCAGCCTGAGTTGCGTTCAGGTCAATTAAATACTCTTCGACAAATCTCTTCTGTTTTTCGGTTAATGCCATCATCACCTCACCTACCCTAGTCGGTTATTTTATATTTTGTTATTATGCATGAAAAAAGACATCCTTTCGGATGCCTTTATATATTTGCTTATTTATAATCCTACTTGATCTGCAGCATACGTAGCCTCTTCTTCGGTGAACCCGTCAAACTCTAGCTGCTCTATCAAACTTTTTCTAGAAAAACCCATAAGTTTTAAATATTCTTTCGCTTTCTTTACTGCCTGCTCCTTCCAATCTGCATTCACTTGTTCTGCTGCATATGTGGCTTCTTCATTGCTGAAACCATCAAACTCCAGTTGTTTTATTAAACCGCTTTTTGAAAAAGCCATAACGCCTAAATATTCTTTTGCTTTTTTTATAGCTTGTTCTTTCCAGTCAACGTCTATTTGATTTACAGCATACGTAGCATCTTCATTACTAAAGCCTTCAAATTCTAATTGTTTTATTAACCCCTCTTTAGAGAAAGCCATAACGCTCAAATATTCTTTTGCTTTTCTTACTGCGTTTTTCTGCGATAAGGTTTCGTTCGTTGCCTCTACTTCTTTGTCTACAATCGTTGATTCTGTTGGTTCCTCTACCCTTTCAGTTTTTTCTGCATTTTTAGGCTCTTCAACTTCTTCTGCTATCTCATCTGTCTCAGCATTATTTTCAACATTGTTTTCTATCTGTTCAGATACGTTACCACTAGCAACTTCTTCTTTACCATCATTGCCCCCTGACTAGCAATCGCAACTATGAATACAATCACGATAAGCCAAAACCACCACTTTTTATAAAGTGTTTTTTTCTGTTTGTCCGACATTTTGTTTCCCCCTTTTTTGAAATATTTTTGCTTTATTATAGCATACACAGGAAAGATTTTCAAAGCCCGGCGGGGGCAACCGGGCTGAAACATATACAATTCTACGCTACCATTATAGCACATAAAAAACGTTAAAAAGTCCCGAACTTTTATATAATATTATTTATTTTTATTAGGCCTGCTTGTATTGCTAACATGGCGGTATATGTAACAATCTCTTCCCGCCATCTGTAAAACGTCGTTTTC